TGGTTATTAACATTTGGTATCACAACTCAAGTTGATTTATGGTTATGTGTACTAACTAATTCATATCTGGTTGGATTATTTAGCACTAACAAGAAATAGTTAGTTATGTGGGAGTTCTATACTCCCCCATTAATATTCAATTATCAACTTTCTAAGTCTGAATTAATAATTATTAGAGGACTAAATATGCTATACCAAGATATGCTCACGTTAGCCGCTATCAATTTTAACAAGCCTGAATTAGCAGAATTAGCTCGTGGATTAACACCTGAAGAATGGCGCAGTAAGAGAATAGGTAATAAGAAGTTAAGTAGGCATTTATTATCAATTGGATTAGATAATAAGAATGTAAGTGATTTATTATCAGCTACAGTAACAAATTCTACTACACGTATAGTAAGTGATGAAGATACCTGTTGCAATCAAGGTAATTCGATTTACTATTCATCATGCCAAGCTACAGATGATCGTGCCAAACATGATGCTAATTCCAGGATGAATAAAATAGATGGAGATATGAAGCATCTAGGTAAGACTCTATTTTTCTGGGTAGCTGGAGAATCTATGTCAGTAGATGGTAAAGGTTTCACCGCAAGAGCTAAATTACGTATAATGTACAGTGATCCTGATCATACTAAGATATTTGGTTTATGGTTAGAGAATATATACGGTAATGCTCTGATATTATTAAGTAACTTTAATGACTTAAATGAGTGGTGGCATGGTACTATGCAACAATCTACACCAGTATACAAACATTGTAATCATAGATCAAATATTCCAGTATTTATTCCGTCAGCGGCTAACGGTTATCAAGATACAGCGTCAACTAGTACCTATTATTATCAGCTAGTAATGAATGAATCATTACTAGCTAAAGCCTACAAGATGAGATCAAAGAGTTCTAAGACATATCAATACCCACTAGCCGACGTTAAATTCAATCCTCAGAATTGTGAATTTATCTTACCTGAAGTAGTAGATAAACCATGGAGAGGTAAGATAGATAGTGATACGCGTCGTTACATTAATATGTTAATTGAGTTATTTGGATTTCCTAAATCTAGTGAGTTTGATAAAAATAATAAATATCGCACTACCTACATAACATTTAGATACGAGAATAATGTTAAAGCGGTACTATATTTTTGTGGTACTAGCTATAGTCTACATTACGATGGACATTATCTCATAAGTTATTACCATAATATCTTACGTGTAACTAGCACGCATAGTGGTTTCTATATAGCATGGGATATAGAGTATTATCGAGGATTAAGTAAAAATATATTAGATTGCATAAATGAGGAGTTTGATGAACTTTATGAATCAGCTAATAAAATTAATTAACGAGAGTAAACGTACTGACTGTAAATTAGTTGCGAATTACACTTGGTCAGTGTTGTTCCATTATGCAATTAGTAATCCTGATTATCTGATACTAATAGAATCCGATGGTGTAAATAAGAGAGGTGATTTAATTTTAATTAAAGATGGTAAATGGGGAGCTTGTATACCAGTAACTAAACTTAAACCCGATGTTCTTGGATTTTGCTATAACTCAATAGGTAAGAAATATTTCAGTTATGTAACTAGAAAAAGACAACTAATTACAGTTAAACGCCGCATTCATAAACGCGATGTTAAACCATGCCTACCTGGACAAACTGAGTATCTGATGAGTAAGTTAAGTGATTTGTGTCCACACTGGTTTCATATAGCTAAGATGTACTTGATTAATGTCTAATAGTAGTAGTTGGTATACACCACCATATATTTGGGATAAAGTTAATTCAACATTAGGTGTAACTTTAGATCCATTTCCTCCTGATGGTACAGGCGGCTATGAATTAGATTGGACTGGTAATGTATATTGTAATCCGCCCATTCCTGCTAGTCGTGCGGCAATTAAAGCAATTGAGACATACGAGAATGATAAGAGTGTTAACATCATATTTGCTGGTTACAGTGAGTCTGTATGCTGGCAAGTACCTGAACTTGAAACCTATGTTCATGTTAAGTGTCGCAGCCGTATTAATTGGATAGATGGTAGAACTGAGGTTAATGGTGTTAGTAACCCCAATTATCTCCAACCAGGACGTAATCCGGCGCATTACTCTTCTTTTTTCTTACTAAGTCAGGATACTGCGATAATTCAACGCTTCATAGACAACTTTTCTGATATGGGAGTGATTAAATATGCGACAATATATAATCAAGGTTATAGATTGGCTTGAAGATTTAGCAACTACACCGTATTCATGCGTAATTAAATAAATAGGAGTTTCCATGTTAGATAACTTAATCAATAAGCTCAATAATGATGGATTTATTAATGTAGATGAGTTTGCCGATACATTTATGTTGAGCGTATTAGCTGACATCCCAATCATCTATCATGGTGAAGGTGGATATGGTAAATCAGAGATGTTAATTAGTGCATTATCTCTGTTCAATGGACGTTTCGGAATGCTTGAATGTGATCCTGAAACAACTAGTGCTGCTATTAAAGGTGGCGCAATTGCAAGAACCATTAATCAAGAAGGTGGTAGTTTAACTGAAGCGTATTACAATGTGGCTAATTCGCTACTACAGCATGACTACTTCATGTTAGAAGAAGTATTAGATGCGAGTTTCAATGCACTTAGTTTCCTGAAGGCTGTGATTACAGGTAAGAAAATACATATTAATGGTGATGAGATCATTAATAATTGTAAGATTCTAGTATGTGCGACTAACATTAATCCCACATCTGTAACATCTACAGTACGTGAGAATCAACGTAATAGTTGTGCTGCATTTCTTCAGAGGTTCATGATAGTTGAACATGGTTGGAAATCTCATAATGCTGACGATTATATTGCATTATATCCATCAGTTAACGAATTACCAGTTGTTCAATTTGAGTTAACTGACATTGATAAATGGCGTAATGATGTTAAATTAATTGAATTTAATATTGACTTATGGCGACTATTAGCTAAGTTAGCTGAAGATAGTGCTAATAGTGGTAATACTGTTAGTCCTAGAGCATTTCAATGGACAGTGCGATTAATTAAAAGTGCTGCATTATTGCGTGGGTCTAATGTAGTTGAGAGATGTGATTTCAGAGTTATTGATTATCTAAGTTACTGGAGCGTTGATTGGGATGAAGTTGATGAAGCAATTGAGGAGATTGAATTGAGACAGGTATCTAATGAAAAGTTAGATAACTTTAGTAGTAGATTAGTTACAGCTAGACGTATGTTTAATACCTCTGTTAGTAACTATTACAACTATGCTGTATGTCACACATCAATCAGTAAATTGTATGATAAATTTTTAACTACAGTTACGTATGATGATGATACTGAAGTTAAATACAATGAAGTTAAGTTAGAATTTCGCACACTTCTAAATGAAGTTGCTATTGCACGAGATAACTTAATGGTTGCAATTGAACTATGAGAACTATCGCACATCTAGATGCAGTTACTCCAACTACTGATGAAATGGATGTAGTTGCTGCTAAATTCGACATTTATAACTATTGTCCTACTTTAGTTATTGATATGTTTAATATGTTAACTGGAGGTACATTAACTTCAGTTGAATATATGCAGCAACAGTGTATAGATAACATTGATTATGAAGTCAATGTTCAATCTTTCCTAGAGAAAGTACCATCATTAGCTAGTAGTTTATCGGGATCTCCATTAGAACAAGTATTTAACATACTTGAGTTATTAGCTAATGGTGAAACTGGTGATGATAATAGTAATAGTGAATTAACATTACCAATATTCAATAATAATCATGAGGTAAGAAAAAAGGTTAAGAGTATTAAGGAAACTGTTAAATCACTGGGACGTAGATCCGCCGATGAGAAGTTACTTCTATCTGGTGAAATCAGTTATAAATTAGCTGAGGTATTACGTGCTAGTGACACTCTTGATAAGTTAGGTATCATAGATACTAGTAATACTATGATCGCCGATTCTACTGGTGAATACTGCGAAACTAGACCTATACGCGGATTTGATGAACTTAATCTAATCAATCCAATTGAGTTGATTAATCCAGTTAATTATCTCAGTTATCGCATCATTAATAATGAATCTCACATTATTGAACGATATCGGAAGGAGGATAAACTTTCATTTATAACGCTAATATGTGATGTTAGTGGTTCTATGCAACGTGATAACAAGATGAATAAGGCTCTTGGTATCATATTCAACATAATTAAGCGTGTCCAATCGGGCGAGTGTGAACTACTTTTTTCTTACTTTGAGAGAACTTGTTTCGATTGGTATCACGTAACTAAGGATTCAGATGTTACTAGTATCTGGAATGCTATCTATCATACATCATTTGATAAAGGGGGTACTGATGTTCAGAGGTGTATTAAAGAGGCTATTAGTAAGTCTAGAGGTGTAATATCAACTAATAAACAACTAATTGTAATTAATGATGGTCAAGATGAATGTAACTTAACTCTACCTGATTTAGATGGATTTAAGTTACATAGTTTTATATTAGATAGCAGTAATTATAACTTACAGAAGTTATCTATTGCTAGTGGTGGTACATATCGTAATCATATCTAGGAGAATCACATGACATTCAATTTAAACAACGTTTTATCTAACGCTGGATTTATTAACACCGCTACATTTGCTAACTCTATGGAATTAGCTGTTGTATCTGGTATTCCTCTTATGTTATATGGTAAGGGAGGATACGGTAAAACTGAGATGATTAAAGCTGTATTTGACAACATTGATGGATCATCTGCAATGTTAGAGTGTGATCCTGAGACTACAGCTAGTTTAATTAAAGGTGGTGCAATAGCTCGTACTACTAAGACTGATAAGGAAGACATTACATTAGCTCACTATAATGTAGGAGCTAGTATATTACGTAATCATAGCTTCTTTTATGAAGAGATGTTAGATGCTAGTTTTCAAGCACTTAGCGTACTTAAAGCTATAATTACTAATAAGCAATTAACACTTAATGGCGAAGTAGTTAAGAGTATTAATAGGTTGTTAGTTGGAGCAACTAACGTTAATCCATATGATCGCATTGAACAGCTACCTCCATCTGAAGCTAATAGTTATGATGCGTTTCTTCAACGTTTCATTATTGTACGTCATGAATGGGATAGTCATGATAGTAGTGATTATTCTAGATTAATTCGTGCTATTAGTAATAAGAAGAATGATAATAGCAAGTTAACTATTGCTCAAATTGATGATGCTCGCATTTCTCGTGAAGAAGTTAAATTAGATAAAGAGTTACAAGGTATTCTGTGTTCTCTAGCTGAGAAATCTGGTAATGAAGGTCGTATTATTAGTCCTCGTATGTTTATGTGGACTATTAATATGATTAAGTCTCAGGCGTTACTGAGTAATAAATCAGTTGCTACTATTGAACAACTTAATGTACTCAATTATCTTCCAAGTTGGGATCAATCACTTCTATCTAACTTAGAAGAAGAAATACAACAACAGAAGATTTACAATGATGCTAAATCTAGTCTTGATACATTTAAGACTCACTTTGATAGAGCCGTTGATAAGATTAATGAATATAAGGCGAAAAAAGATGTTGTATCTATATTAGCTCTAGTTAATGCACTTCAACTTATGGAGGTTGAAATTATTAACGTTAGTAATATTCCAGATAGTTTAGTTAAAGAGAGAAATGATCTTATTAACACGGTAGGTAATCAAGCTAGAAAAACTATGAATGAAATTCCTGCATTAGCATCTGCAACAGTAACTAAGTAATTAAAATTATGTGGGGACGTATTATCCCCACTATTACTATGACAATTAGAACAGAAGCAAGTAGTTATTACACTGTATTTCCAAGGGAAATACGTCAAATGACAAGTGAGATGAATGTCGCGCATTATGATGAAGAATTAGTGACGGATCTAGCTAATATGTGGAGTGGTGGTCAATTAACTACTCTTGAACATATCAGAAGTAATACTAATTATCGCAATCTACATACTGAGTCTAATGGTGAATATAAGTTACCTAGCGGTGGAACTGTAACCAAGCTAAGTCAGGCTCAAGATGAATGGCATAAACATGACGTAAAGGTTCAAACTGATACTCAGGAGTTTATTAAAGAAATAATGGGTGTAGATGTTCCAGGAGATAGTCCCCTCGAACAAGCTATTAATACTATAAAGTTTCTTGATAAAGATCAAGACATGAGTAGAGGAAGAGCTAAACAATTAGCAGTTAGTATTAAGAAGAAATTAGAAGCAGCTAAGTCAATGGATTCAGTTGACATGAAGATAACTGGTAATAATGATGTAAATGACGTAAATCGTGCTGCTAAATTGGACAAATCCTGGACTGAGATACTACGTGTTAGTGCTGTTATGAATAAGATAGCTGCGCTTTCTACTGCACCAACTCCTACATTAATACGTAAAGTTAATGGAGATATAGTTCGTAGTCGTCCCATAACTGGATTTGATGAACTGCATAAGATACCACCGAGAGAGTTAATACTACCTCGCAATGTACTTAATTCGCGGATCATTGAGAATGAATGTCATGTTAATGAAAGGTATGAAAAACAATCCAAGATTCCATTTGTTAACTTAATAGTTGATAATAGTGCATCTATGCGTTCTGCCAATAAGAACTATAAAGCTATGGGGATTATATATAACCTAGTTAAACGTGTTTATGCTGGCGAATGTTGGCTCAACTTCTCTTTCTTTGAGGAACATTGTCATAAATTCTACTTTCTCCCATTTGATTATGCTGATATAAGTAGTTTCTTCAATTCAGTTATTAAAAATGAGGGTTTTAATGAAGGAGGTACTGAAGTTGGTAATTGTATAGTTGAGGCATTACTTCAAGCAGATAAGATAGCTGCTGAACATCCTAATCAAATAAGTGCTAAGGACAAACATCTTGTAGTGGTTAATGATGGTGATGATTATGCTGGTAACATAACATTGTCTATGCTTAAAGGAGCTAAATTGCATAGTTTCATATTAGATAGTAAGAATGCGGATCTCCGTCGCATTAGTCTTCAGAGTGGTGGTACATATAGAGAGAAAATCTAGATGTATAATTGTCTTAATTGTAAAATTGACGTATATAAGTCAGATAGGTGTTATATGTTTAAACGTCTTGATGCAATGATTCATAACTTTCGATTTATGGCTAACTATAATTGGTTTCCACGTAAGGAGGCAGTTAAAGATTATAAGTTAATGAAAGATAATCAGTTCTTTGATTTTCTCAACGATGTTCCAGATCAAATTAAAAGTCCAGTATTAGCTATGAAATTAGTTGAGCAGGTTAAGTATATGCACATGAACTATGGTATACGTAAAAGATCTCTAGGTGAATGGGCAAGTAAGATCATGGATATTTATAACACTGAGTTAATGAAAACTGTTGAAGCTAAACAGAAACTTGAATCATTGATTAATGAGTAGACGACGCAAATTCAAGTCACTATTTAAACAACGTAAGAAAAAGGAATTAAAATGTCTAAACAAACAGAAATTGCTCAACTAGTAGCTGAAGGTTGGGAAATATTCACTCCTGAGATTGATATATCGCGCATTAATCTCTGGAATGCAGGTAAGTTTATATCTACAGTTAGTAATGAATTGTTCAATGTAACTAGACATCCTATAGCTAATATTATTGCTCTATTTAGCGAAACTGTATCTGATAGTTGGGATACGTTCATCGTTGAAACTAGTAAGTGTAATATCGAAGATGAAGGTGGGTTCTACTACATTAGTGTAGATGATACAACTCGTAATACTGGGAAGGTTAATAATAGCAATAATAAACCTCACATATTAGACCTACTTCAATTAAGTATTATCTATCGAATAGTTAATTTACTTGGTCTACCTAATAGTATTATTCAATACGTATGGGATGATAGTCGTAGAGTATTTCTATCACATGATGTTAATGTAGATGTTGCTAAGTTAACTTTAGTTGGAACTATCGAAGTTAAATGGGATAACGCAACGTGTATTATCCATACTCAATATGGGGACAATCCGCGTATTAGAGTTAGTTTTGCTGATGAAACTACATTACATAGTTACATTGATAAAGCTGCATCTAATTTAGCAGCTTATATAACAAGTGATAATTATCAAATTGGTTATCCTAATGCTAACTATGAATTAAGTAGTTTCGTTAATAATGCTGAATTAACTAATGTTATTAATGATAAAGTTAAACAACTTGAGTTAGGTGAGATTAATAAACTCAATGTAATATTAACTGGAGAACCCGGTGTTGGTAAAACTAGTTGGAGTAACTCCTATTGTAAGGAAGTGTTATCTAAACTAGGTTACATCATCATCAACATGGATAGTGCTAGTATGAGAAGTTTTACACCTCCAGCATACCTATCTAAAATAGCCATAGTTGTTAATGATGCAGATAACATAGCTCCAAGTCGGACATCTAATAATGATGGCGCAACTGAGAAGATGTTATCTTGGTTAGATGGTAATGTCTATACAGCTATTACACCATTTGAACAAACTCGTTTACCTCAAATCATTACAATCTTCACTTGCAATACAACTGAACGATGGGATATTGCAGCTATGAGAGAAGGTCGTATTGATTTTAATTATCCATTCGTTAAAGAAGTTTAGAGTAGTGCGGGTTAATAGCCCGCTTAATAATATGATTCAATATGTATTTGCAATAGACGATAAATCTGAAGTTAAATATTCTCCTGCTAAATACAGCAAATATTAAGCTTATAAAGATTGTAAAAAGCATTATCCTAATCAATTTGTTTCTTACGTGGGAAAGTATTGTGATGACTGGGAAATTAAATATGGTTTGAAAAAACTTAAATTTCAATTGAATAAACTAAAGTCAATTAAACTTAAACTACTAAATAATGAACAATCTATAAAACAAATTGATTTAGATATTGCTGCAATTAAACATGAGATAAGACAACTGGAGTTTAGACTGACATGATTACAATAGATAAGTTTAATGAATTAACATCTGAGTTAATTGGACAACCTCTAACTCAAGTTAGTGATAGTTATGGTGATGTAGTTGTATTACATTTCGGTAACTTAACTAATTATACTCATCCTAAGTTAAGTGATTTAATGAGAGGTGAATATGAATTAGTTATTAAGATGAGTAATTTAGTAATTAATGGTGATTTAATTAATCACATATTAAAAGAAGTAGTTGTGAGTTTTACTTTAAATTTACATTTAACTTTCGATAATAATAAATCAATTGATGTGTTTTCTCTTGATACTGAAACTGAATTACCATATTGGGAATTATCGCTACCAGGAGATAACTACATAGTTGCAGATAGTACAGGTTTACAGTTATTAAATAAGTATTAAATAGAGGAATAAATGAACGATAAACTTGGAACAACAATAATAAATAGTAATGTAACTATATCTCAGATAGCTAAATCAACTGGATATAGTGAATCAGACATATTACTTACTATTGAAGGTGTTAAACCAATTAATGAATATCTAGCTAAACATCTAGCTATACTATTAGGACATGATGAACATTACTGGTTAGAGATTCAACGTGAATACGATAACTCGCGGAAGTCAAGCTTATACAGATCACTACTTCACATAGTTGAGATACTAATAGATATAGGCATACCAAGTTTATTTGTTAGTCTATCTTGGCAGTATGTCAACATACATAATAAGTTGTGTGTAGATCGCGCCATCCATATTATTCCCGCCATAATGATTCTATGTGTAGTTATTTACATTATTAAGCAGGTTAAATATGTTAAGTAATGATGTAGATACAAGAGATAATACGATTGTTATATGATGTTGAATATGAAAGTTATACAAACTATCAAGATTGTATGGATTCTCATAATGCAGCTAAATTAGCCCATCGTGACACTTGGATATTAGCTAATCAGATATATGATGTTGCAGTTGATGGATGTTACTGTCACATTAAAATAACACCTTATTATGATAAAGCTCATCATTGGCAATATACTATTAATAGAGTGTTGTCATTAGGTGATTACGGTAATGAAAATTTAGAGATACTTTATAAATTCAGAGATAAGTATTGGGAAGAATATGATTACTTAAACTCATGATATTTACATCAATCAGAACCATAACTATTTTTCTTACTGAGTCAGAAGCTCTCAGGTTATTAGATACTGGTTATGTTTATTTCTGGGGTACTTATGCTGATGTAGTATCAATAACTAAGGATTTTACATTAGATATGTATTGGGTTAAGTTAGTGTTTTTAGATGACATTTATCCATTAGGAGAATAATTATGGTCACTTGGGTTATTGAACATGGTATATTTGATAACGAAGTTCAACTTATTGAAGAGGTAAGAAAACAAGGTCATAATGTGATTGAGATTGATTATAAGCATGATTGCTACGTTGACGATATAGCACGTAATCAACGATATACTAAACTACTAAGTCAACCAGTTATATTCAGAGGTTCACTTAATGTAAGTAGTGAAGTGGAGTACACACTATGGATTCCTGGCACATATTGTAACCGTGATAACTTTAATTGTTCAACATATTATGCTTACTGGGGTAAGTATATGTTGAATACCAATTACACCATGATGTCAGGATCTGAGTTAATTAGACGATGGTATGCTGATAGATTATTTGTTCGACCTGATATTGGATTCAAGGAGTTTAATGGTGGAACTTATACTAGAGATGAGTTCATTAAGTTGAATCTCCATCCTGAGTTACTAGTTATTAGTTCACCAGTTAAAAAAGTAGATTGGGAGTGGAGATTTGTAGTTACTGGTAATACTATCGTTGCAGGATCTCAATATCTGCCAATTGAAACAAATGTAACATCTAACGCAGCAATTGAATATCTTCAATCAATATTAAATGAATTAACTTGGTGTCCAGATGATATCTATACAGTAGATGTATGTTTCGCCAATGGTAGTTATCATGTACTTGAGTTGAACAGCCTATCATGTAGCAATTTATACCAGTGTGATTTGGCGGCTGTAGTTGAAACTGTTTCTAAATTAGCAATTAATGAGTACGATTACTGGAATGAATAAACTACTATATCAATTAGATAATGAATGGTATGATTTTTTAATGATGGGAATTGTTAATTATAACGGTGTTAAACATCTAGCATTATGTTTAGAACAAGAAGATGATTATCAATCCTATGTTTTCTTACCTGTAGATGATAAGTTCTTTAATAGAGAAATTGATTTATTTACAGCATTTAAGTCATGTAATTCTATGTATTTAAGTAATTATATACCTAGTATTGATTTAGAGATAATTACAATTATAACTGGATTACCTGATAGAGATTTACCTAAACCTGGAGTGTATTATGGATTATAGACCTGTTATTGATCGTTGTGTTGATACTGAGTTAGCTGCTATTATATTCAATGGACTATTACGAGGTGATGTGATAGATCCTGATAAACTTAATACATTCAAGATAGCTAACTACAATGAATATAATGAGTTAGTTAACATAGCTAAGTATCTAACTAATGATATTTACTATGCTAATAATCTCGGTGACATTGAAGAAGTTCCAGCTTGGAAATTTCAAGGAAAGTTATATCATAATAAATCTGATGCTGTTAGTTGGCGAGATAGATGTAGAACGGTTAATGTATCAGATAAGTTCTGGATACCTAAAATTGGACAAATTATTTATGTGATTAATGATCGATTACAAATGCGACGTGTAGTAAATGTTAAAGTGTGGTATTCAGGTAATAACCGTGAATGTCAAGTAATACATGAGGATTTAAATGGTTATGATGCAGAGGAAGATTATATCTTTCGGTGTTTCAATAACCCAGAGGATTCTTATGATTGGTAACTTATGACTAAGTTTGAAGGTGGAGATTTTCGTAACTATCTAGTTAGAAATATTCGTCAATTTGATGCTATTTCTATCGGTCAATATGATGACTAAAGAGCAGTATTTGAAGTATCTAGTTGAGTTAGATGAAACATCATATAACTTCCTTACTAAATTGCTATTACGTTATCCATCTCGTTACACATTAGATAAGATATGTACCGAATGAATATTTTCGACGAGTAGGTATAAGTATAGAGAAGATTTACGGGATTATCTTCATCTAACATACGCTGATTTATTAGATGATAATGTTACATCATCTAATGTTAGTTATCAAGACATATTAGATGCGTTATGATCCCGTAGTTGAGTAATAATAACTTGAGCCTGATATAGTTTAAGTTGACATTCATCTTCAACTTTCTCTAACTCAGTTAACTTATTACGTATCTCAATCAATTCAGTACGTAATTCATCCTTATCTTTACGTATCTGAGTTATTTCATCATTTATTAATACTTGAATACGATTACGCTCTTGAGTTATATAGTCGTATTCACGTTGAGATAGTTTATCACCATTATTGTTACGGGTAAGAAAATAAGTGCCGATTCCCGTAACAGCAGCAGATAGGATAGGCGCAAGATCACTTATAATTTTGGAGAAATCAATCGTGGCTAATAACATAGAAAATTCATTGGTTGAGTTGGGATTGGATGATGAAACTAGAAAAAAGATAGCAGCCTTAATAGCAGGTGTTCCTAAACGTCGTAAAACAGGTATCCTCAAGTATGCTGAGTCATGTGGTACTGACATTAAGAGTAAGTTTGAATTAATACTAGCAGCAATACTCACATTATATCCTGAAGTTATGAATGCTTCAACACGTATAGTTGATGAGTTTAAGGAACTTAATTATACTAATGTTGAGTTATTGAAGTTAATTAGTAGTTTAGTTGATTGGAAAACTAAAGGTGAATCACTTGCATTAGTTGTAAATCAATTAACTGATGTTCCAGTTGCAGAAGATGTAGTAGAAGATGTAGATGATTTATTAGACATAGAGTAACCTTAGTTGGGGTAATTAATTTACCCCATTTTAATTATGATGACTTTAGATACTATCACAAGTGACTTTATTCTATCTCAATTACCAGAACTACCAAATGAAGGTGTTGTAGCTGGTGGAGCAATTGCATCTATTGTATATAGTGCAGTAACTGGACTTAAATCAGAGTATGGTGATATAGATGTATTTAGATTAGTTACACAAGAAAATTGTGACTATTATCGAACAACTCATAAAATTAAAAACTTATATTACCAAGATAAGCATTTTACAATCTTTAATGTTAGTAGAGTTGATAATATTAACTATGTTGATATTTATTCAATTAATAGTAAACTAACTAATATCATTGACACATTCGATATTAATTGTTGCATGATTGGTATTGATCTAGCTACTAAACAATTAATATATAGACCAGAATTTGCGGCATTTCTAGTAACACGACAAATAGAAGTAGTTAACTTCAATACCTCTAAATTTACTTTATTTAGATTACTGAAGAAGAAACGTCAATATCCCGATGCTTATTTAGATGTAGATAAGATAGTTGGTTATATCGCACATATTAATCCACGGTATGCTCCAACAGCTATTAAAGTACCATCATTTATTAATGAAGATGAGTTGAATTTGATATCTAATTACTTTAAATTAGTTGATACTAAACCAATTGAAGTTATTTCTAATTATGTAATACCTGAGTTAAAGTCATTAACATTTAATGATAAACACTGGAACATAGTATTTCAACGACTATATGGTAATGGAGTTAAGAAGCATCAGAAGGAACAATGGTTAGAGTTACTTAAATACATCACGTTATGTAATGCTTGCATAACTAATGATACCTATTTTCTTACTCTTCCAAAAGGTTGGAAAACTCAATTGGCGCGATTAGGTAAGTTTACTAATGAACATTATGGAATTACTATTTGGTTTAAGTATCTTAATCTAGATAAACAATTAGAGTTATTTAAGTTCATTGAGAATCTAGTTACTGTTGAAGGTAAATGGGTTATCGGTATATTGGAGAATGACTTTTATTCGGATTCTCTATGTATTGATTTAATTAAGTTAAAGATAACTGAAAAAATTAACTCTGCTAAAACTAGATTAAATAAGGTACTTGTAACTCCATTACCAATTAATAGACATTACCTAGAATGTGAAGTAATTGAGTTAGTTACGTCACTTCAGTTACTAGATGAAGGTAGATACAATAATCACTGTGTAGGTGGTTATTCTAATTCACTTAATGAGAATCGCCGCATCTTCAGTATTAGGATTGATAAGTATAGATTTACTTGTGAATTTACTCAAGGTAAATATTCTAGAACTGATAATATAACTGATTGGAGATTAGTTCAATGTAAATCATTCAACAACACGACACCTGACAAATATCCAACTATTAAAACACGAATTGAGGCTGTCATATCATGGTTACTACTACAACTGGAACAGACCAACGCATCAAAATCCCTCGCTTTCTAGACATTAAAACTATCAATTGGACAGAGTTTCCTAAATTTCTAACATTAAGTAGACTCCGAACTGCCATACTTAAATGTGAGTATTTAATTCGAGATATTGAATTACAAATAGCTCAACGTAATGCAGATCATCGTCTTCATCAACTCCGATTAGAATCTAGTGATCCTGCTCTAGATTACATTGAAATTGATTATCAACAATGGATAATTAATCGTAATGCAGTATTACGTGGTCAAATAGCTGCATTATTCGTATATCAAGTAGCATTAAACAATTACGAGGAGACTTTATCATGAATGCAGTATTAGATAGAGAGCCATTTACATTTGTTAACAATGCTCCAATGGTTAAGTTGATTCTACATGATGACAGCATATTTCCTGCTGAAGTTGTAGTAGAGATATTAAGTAGTGTTATGGGATTCAGTAATGATAAGAGTTATCAAATTATGATGGATGCTCATCTTAATGGTAAAGCTCTAATAGGAGAATATACCGAACCGTTTGCTGAATTAAGTAGAGATCAATTGGTAGCTGAAGGTTTAACTGTAACTGTTGAGAGATAAGTATGTTTACTAAGAAAGATGTTAGAGACTGGATGATTAATAACAATGTATATAATGTTGATTGTGTTCAAAAAGTAGACAAACGACTAAGAGATAAAGGTGATAAAACACTTAGAAGTATATCATGTAACTTTGATGATAATTGGGAATCTAAGTTTGATGCTTACTTTAGAGAGATCGGAAATAGTATTTATAACAATTTACCAGACGGTGAACCTACTATTAACTATCTTGACATACTGGATAAATTATGATAACTAAAAAAGATATTAGAGATTGGATGATTGAACATAATGTATATGGTGAAAATATTGAGGAAATAGATAATAGATTAACTTACGCTCAAATAAATCGTTACATTGTTAGATCAATATCTGCTGATTTTTCTGATTTAGAAGACAATGAGGTAAGAAAATTAGAAAATGACTTTGATAGACATTTTGAAGATGTAGGGTCGCATATATATAATGAGTTACCTGATACTAATGAACCTCAATTAAATTACCTTGACATACTGGAGAAACTCTAATGTGGATAATGACAACCGTGTTACGTGAATATGGTCAAACCTTAACTAAAGGCGATAGAGTTCACTTTCTAAATACTACAGCTACTGTTGAAAGTGTGGTATTATATGGTGAAGTAGCTGAAATACAATTAACACTAAATGTTAAATGTACTTTAGTTAAGATTAATGACGTAGTTGAACCAGTTTATTTAGAACAATTAGGATAGATTTATCATGGCTTTAATATTACCAAGAACAAGTACAGTTGCAGCTAATACAGATCCACGTATTTTAGTGTTACTAAGTAATACCAAAATAGGTAAGTCGTCAAATTTACTTAAATTACCTAATAGTCTACTTATTGACCTAGAAGATGGTAGTGAATATTATGATGGTACTAAACTTAACTTACGCAAAGAAGCTGCTACTAGCGGTACTGGTTTAGGTTCATTATTAGAAGAAACAGCTAAGTTAATTAAAGCTGAAAACGTTAAAGCTGGTAAACCCATATATGATTACATTGCACTTGATACATTAACTGCAATTGAAGCACTTGCTCTTGCTAAGGCTACATTCGAGTATAAGAAGTCGCCTATTGGTAAGAACTTCACTGGAAAGGATGTAACTGAGTTACCTAAAGGTGCTGGTTATGGTCTACTTAGACGGGCATTTATTGACATCGTTGAACCATTTAAAGGTTTAGCAGGTAAAGCTCTTATTCTCAGTGGTCACATTAAAGTAACGTCTGATGAGAAAACAGAGTTAGATGTGAAGGATATTCAGTTAACAGGAAGTCTTAAATTATACACAGTAGCTAACGCCGATGCTATTGGGTATATGTATCGTAGTAAGAAAAATAAGAATCAGAATATAATTAGTTTTCTTACTGATGAATCTAATATTGCTACTGGTGCTAGAAGTGAACATTTACGTAATAGTGAATTTGTGATTAGTGAATTAGATCCAACAACTAAAGAGTTAACTGTACATTGGGATAAGATATTCACATCATTAGGTAGTAATCCATTACCAGTTGTACCTGCAACTAAGAAGATTCCTGTATGAACGATGCTGTAGCATATCAAGTAATTAGTCGTAATAACGATAGATCCGGCAATCCATATAGACTTATATTAATTTATGATGCGGGATTTAAGGTTATCCATGTTGTAGAATCTCGCCAATCAAGTCCTAATTATGTCTATCATGAATGTCGTGGATTAATAGAGTTACCATCATTTCATCTAGAACCTAGAAGATACAATTCTTTTAAATCTAGATATGATGTAGTTAGCGAAATTTAACTTAGTTAGTGCAGTTAGTAATAGCTGCACTTTTTAATGATGATTAACAATAAACGCGTGTTAATTAAGTTTGGAAGTTGTCCAAATGATAATAGATATTACAATCAATCTCGTCTTTGTAACATTCGTCATAGAATCAGACAACAAACTAAGCGACAATTAAAAGATATAGCTGATAATTATTCAATAAATCGTAGTTGGGATAACTTTATTCAACCAATATGCTAGTACAAGAATATCTCCGAACTAAGTCATTAAAAGACTTAACCGCCGAATTAGGAATACAAGTTAGACGACATACTAAATATCCTAATCTAGTTGGATTATGTTATTGGAATGTTACATCACCCTATTATCATCCAATAGTAACTGAATGTCGCGGATTAATATTAGATGAAGCTAATGATTGGAATGTTGTAGCATATCCATTTGATAGATTCTATAACTATGGTGAATCATGTGCAGCAGAAATAGACTTCGATAACTCTTATGCTTATAAGAAGTTAGATGGCAGTCTAATCATTATGTATTACTACAATGATGAATGGTTAGTTGCAACTACTGGATCTCCTGATGCTGGTGGAACTATACTTGATTATAGTGTTACATTTGCTGAACTTGCATGGACTGTATTTATGCAAGAATCATATAAATTAGATGACTTTGATGTTAACTATACGTATATGTTTGAGTTATGTACACCATTTAATCCAGTAGTTGTATCACATAGTAGTAACTCATTAACTTTAATTGGAGTTAGAAATAGAACTACATTACGTGAGGAGTCGATAGCACAACCTAAGTTCACTTCGTTTAAGTTAGTTGACTATCTTGAATATGGTTTAACTATAGATGAAGTTAGAGATGAGTTAGTTAAGTTAGATGGATTACATAATGAAGGTTATGTAATAGTAGAATGGTGTACTTGGAAACGAGTTAAATTAAAACACGATGATTATGTTAAATATCATAGGATTAAATCAAGCGTTACCAAACGTGACATATTAGAGTTAGTTAGAACAGGTGAAGGTAATGAGTTTATCAGTTACTTCCATGAATTTAATAGCATCTACAATAACTACTTAACTAAATACAATAAGTTATGTGAGTTAATTGAACATGATTTAAATGAGTTCGCTAAAATCACCGATAAGAAACAGTTTGCAATAGCTATCTCTAACATCAAATGGAAAGTTATCCTATTCTCAATTAGAGATGGTCATAGTAAGTCAGTTAAAGAAGCACTATCTAAGTTGTTGTTAAAGAATTTTGAGACGTTGATGGAATTATGCAAGTAATTATGACAGTTGGCTTACCTGGATCTGGTAAAACTACATACGCTATACAATTAGTTACCGATGTACCTGGATGGAAGCGTATTAATAAAGACGATATTCGCACCATGATGGACAACGGCGTATACAGTAAGAAAAATGAGAAGTTTGTTATTCAATGTGAGGAATTACTAATACTAGAGGCACTTAGTAATGGGTATAATGTGATACTTGATAATACGCACCTTTGTCCAAAGCATAAGACTAGAATTGCCGCATTAATTGAAGGTAAAGCTGAATTAATCATCAATGATAGTTTTCTTACCGTTCCTTTATCTGAGTGCATTAAACGTGATCTAACTCGAACTAACTCAGTAGGTGAAGCTGTTATTCGTGGTATGTACGATAAATATCTGTATGTTGATCCTCCTAGTGCAGCTAGAATAGAAGGTCTTCCAGATTGCGTCATAATTGACCTTGACGGTACTCTAAGTCTACTTAATGGTCGTAATCCCTATGATGCTAGTACGTGCGAGGATGACCTACTTAATGAACCAGTCTATGAATTATATAAGTCGTATTATCCAAGTAAGAAAATAGTATTAGTATCAGGACGTAAGGATACTTGGAAAGATCAGACTATTAGTTGGTTAGATAAACATAACATTAGATATGATGCGTTGTATATGCGTGCTGAACTTGATCAACGTAAGGATAGTGTAGTTAAACAGGAGATATATGAAGCGTATATCAAGAATGTTTATAATGTTCATGCTGTAATTGATGATAGACCACAGGTATTAAGAATGTGGCGGGATAATGGACTATTCACTATTAACGTAGGACATGGAGTTAATTTCTAATGATAGAGAACGATAATCAACTTGAAGTTACATTAAATGCAATATCTAAGTTTGCTACATCTATTGCTAACTTAGCTAATGTAGATAGAATTGGTACTACAACTAACGATAAGTTAAAAGGTGTTAGAGTTGTTCAATTGTTAAGTAATCATCAATTAGAGCAATTAAATCAATTGCGACAAACTGATATGTATGAAGCATTAGATACATTATCTAATTGGGTTCAGGCTATGAATAATAATAATGATGTACCTGATGAATTACAAGCTGTATATGACCGTGTTTGGGAAATGGAGAAACACAATATTTAATTAGAACATCAGTTACTAATTAATGACGGCGTAGCAATAACTGTTGTATTAATACAGTGGTTATTACTACGTTACTAAATATCTAGTTCCTAACTATGGAACTAAGTTAATTGCGCGAACATTATTGAATTAACTAGTGTAATAGGTGAAACACATGGAAACACAAGAGATATTAATTAAGATACTTGAACTATTAGACAAACAGAATTGTGTAATTTCTGATCTTGTTTGGAATAGTGAAGACACTAATTTTCAATACGATATATATAAAATAGGTGATGAAATAACCCAATTGCATAATCAAATGATAAGTAATGCTAAGTCAACTGATATTACATGGGATGCAAGTAAATGATGAAAACAGAATTAAATTTAATCAAGATTTAGCATTACAGTTACTTGAATCTGAAGTAGAATTTCCAATTGATTTTGAAGATGCTTGGACATGGTTATCATGATATGATAAATCTACAGGTAAAAGAGCATTACTAAATTGTGGTTTTGTGGAGGAATTAGACTTCCACATTTCTGCGGAGGCGACAACCACAGGCATTTCAGCCATTCCAAGGAGTCTATTTTTCTTACTAGTCTCACATTTACATTAATTAGGAATTAAACAAATGAAAGCTACAAGAACTACGATTAAATACGGTTCAGTTGATTTAGAAGTATTTATGCTTCCTGATGGTACGTATAAACTTAGTCAAACTCAAGCTGGATTATCAATAAATAAACGTCCTGCAAGCCTTAACGAATTTTTAGCAGGTAAATCCTCAGAAGCTTTACCACATAAGGATTCCAGCCTTGTCGAAGTTGAAATTGACAGTAGACCTGGTATTAAATTTAACGCTGTACCTATTAAACTTATTGTTTCTTACTGGACATATTGGGCTAATAAAGGTAATACCTTAGCTCAAGCGTTATTAGCTGCTGGTACAGAAGAAACTATTAATCGTCTATGTGATACAGCATTTAACGTAATTAAATCAGATGAGGAATATAATAATCAAACATTAGATAACATTAATCAGAATCAGATGTTATTTAAAATGATGAAGATGATTAACTCAATGAACGAGAAGTTAACACAACAAGAAGAAACTAATAAACAACTATTATCTAGAACAACTAAGTTAGATGCTATTGAAGAAGCTCACACTAATAATCCTGGTATTAAAGATGTAATTGATGCAGAGTTAGAACATAATTATTCAGATGATGTTAGTTTTACGGTAGTTGAATATCTTAATCATAAAGGAGTTAGCTTAACTCATGCCACTACATTAAGTAAACGCGCTCCTCAGTTTGTTAGATGTGGTAGTTTTGGACAACCTACACGTAATAGTAAATGTCAATACGTTTATACAGGCAACCAAGTTAATTATCTAGATTGTGCATTAAGAACTATATTGGATATTTAAATTATGAAGATAACATTACCAATTCAATACTTTCTATTTAGTGTAGTTGCAGAACATAATAATCCCGCAGTATTGAAATACATTGCTGATGTATTATGTGATCATTACTTTGTACCTGATGAAATAACTGAAGCAATGTTAATTGACTTTGCTGCTAGTAAAGCTGCCTGTAATAACGCTACTGAATGTGAGTGGGTTAAAACAACACTAATAACTTGGTATAAGAAGTATTATCGACCTAGTCGTCATAGTCCCATGTAATTTTAGATTATTGTGGTAATATAGTTGAAGTAACATCGTGCGGGGTGACTAAGCACAACAAACGACAAAGTTAAATAAGGAACAAAGAATCATGGCTTATCAATTTTATCTATCTGGTACTGAATCTACAATTGCTGGACGTTTAGTAGCAGATATTGTTATTGAGACTAAAGGTGAGAAGCGTACTGCAAAGATTAAGATTGCAGCTAACGCAGGAAGTAAGAAAAATGAAGCGGGTGATTATGAGAACATTGTAGATTTTTATGATCTCACAATCTGGGATAACGGTGGCGCATCTACTGAGTTTCTAGATGCTATTGAGAAACCACCATCTGAGAAGTTAGTATTCAAGAAGGGTAATAATGTTGTATTCCATGGCATGATTACTAATGGAGTACGCGAATATGAAGGTAAAGCATATAAAGATACTAAGGTTAATCACTTCTTTCATCTAGCTAAAGTAATGCCTAATGTAGCTAAACAACAAGAAGATGTTAGTGGTGGTTATTAATGCAACTAATACTAAATCTAATAATAGTAATATTAACTGTATTTAGTTGTACTGCAATTGACGCATCTGAATTAACTCACACTAATATTAATGGTGTACTAGTTGATAAGTGGCATGAGGAATCATGTACACCTAACTTCGATGGTAGCGGTAACTATCTAGGTGAAAGTTGTTCAGATAAGTACACTATTGTAGTTGTTGATGATACTAATGAACGACATGAATATCAAGTTAGTTACAGTGAATTTGGTGATTTATTAACTAAGTCATTCATCTCTGTTTCTTACGATATAGGTCGTCTTGGTATATTTCATAATTTCCATTTAGAATCCAAGTAATGTGATATATTAGTCTTATATTTAATATGTATAAGACTAATATGTTAACTCAAATAAATGATGAAGTAGAAGGTCGTTCATATCAATTAGATGGAACAACTAAGAAATTTAAATCAGTTACTACATTAATTAACTACGCTAAACCTAAAGAGGGATTACTTAAATGGCGTGCTAGTGTAGGTGAAGCTGAAGCTAATAAAATAACACAGACTGCTGCAACTCGTGGTACTGAGGTACATAAATTAATCGAGGATTATTATAAGAGTAAGAAAACAAGCGTAACTCAAACAAGTGATGATGTATTCTTCAATAAGTTTCTACCTGTACTTGATCTCATAACTCCCATAGCTGTTGAAGAGAAGACATATTGGGTAGATGAAGCTACTGGACGTGGATTTGCTGGTACATACGATATGTGCGGCAATGTAGATACCACTAAGTTCATTGGTAGAGATAGTGGGGTTATTACTTCATCTAATTCAGTGGCGGACTGGAAAAACTGGAATAGAGCTAAATATCCAGTTGCACAAACTAAAGATGGTGGTAAGTATTATCCTCTAATTGGGTACTACTTACAATTATCTGCTTATTGTGCTGCTATAAATCAACGTACTAATTGCATTCATGAAGTAAGTAACGCATATATTATTGGAGTTACTGAAACTTGCAGATCACCATTTATCTATTATCTTAATGATGATGCTGTAATGTTCTATTGGGATAAAATGAAGAACTTAGTTAATTGCTACTATAATAATGCTAAGTTCGATTGGGAACAAATGGAAACTGAAGCTGAACGATATGGGTTTCTAGGAGAACGAGTAGATTTAGTTAAATAGGAATAGTAACATGACAATATCTTTCAAACACTTACAATCTAAATGTATTCCTGAATCAAGAACTATAGATGAAATAAATAAGTTAAAAGAGTTATACGTTTTAAGTACATTACATACTAAACAACTTCTTAATTTAAAAGAACTTTTAATTAAAGTTCATTGTGCAGGACGTACATTAGGTTTTTACGAGAGTTGGGTTAAAGATACACTGTATAGTGGTATTTGGATAAGAGAAAGTCTATTAAGACGTGAACTTAATAGAAGAGAACATATACCAAATAAAGCAGAAAGTAAACAACTTAGAAAACAACATTAACATGACATATTCATACCAATACATTCACAATCATCCAGGTAATCCATTCATTAATATCTACTATCAAGATAAATACGTTCACATTAATTCAGATGATGTAACTAGAGATTATGTAATTAAGATTTACTTCACGTTACTTAAGTTTAATGATGTTGAAGTACAACCTAAGTTAGCTGAGTTATATGAGATAGCTAAATCAGAAGGATGTGAAAATATTAACTTCGATAGAACTAGTTATCATGACTTAGATAGAATTGCGCTAACTAAGGATAAGTCTGCGCGATTTATAATTGCGTTAGTTAAATGTAACGGAGAATTAACTAGTTATATTGTATGGGGTGATGATAGGTTAGCAGACAGAAGTAGAAGTATGAGTTGCCGCATTAAATTACCTTATGATAAACGTGAGCAATTTGAGACATTAAGTGGTTTAACGTTACATGAAATAGAAGTAGTTGTAGGAAATTAATTATGCAAGTTTACAATGCAATAGTATTACGTAATTTACCTGAATGTCGAGGTGAAGATGTAGATTACTCATTCTATCCTGGAGATAAAGTAATATTAACCATTGAAGATAATGGTGTTATGTGGATTAATGAGATAGGACATAATCCCGCAACTAGTATTGAAGTAGATGAAGATAATGTAGCTTACTTTAAAAGTGATAACTTATTTGAGTTATTAGAAAGACGAGTTAATTACGATCTACAACATGATTTAGATGGAGTAGATAAATATCTAAATGATTTAGCTAGTGTAATCAAATCACATAGAACTACAGTTAAGTTAACTAGAGATAAGTTAAATAAAATAACTGATGATGAAGTAACTGTAATTAAAGATAAGTTAGATAGTGCGTTTAATTTAACGTGGTTTACTGAAAATAATGAACTTAATTGTATTCAATTTAAAACTTCATTCAAATCTATAAATTTACGAATTTATCATTTTCATGATAATCGTAAATTCATACTATATATTAATTCAATGTCTGATATTGATGACGAAATAGGAAATACAATTGACAGTTGTGTATCTACCGATTTAGATGAAGTAATAAACCACATCTCTACTTTTTTCTTACGTCTAAAAGATTCCGTTAATTATTTAGAGGTTAATAATGCAGCTATTCATACCATCGCGGATTAAAGTTGGATTTCAAGTTAGAAGTGAATGTTTCACTAAGCAATTAGCTTATATCATCTACTATGATGCTACTGGTAAGTTACGCAAAGAGAAGTCATTTAATGGTTGGATAGATACGACTATCCCTACATTAGAGTTAGATAATACTCCTCGATCTGGTTTCATTCTAAATAAGGATGTAACTAGAGATAGTTGGTCACACTATTCAAGTGGTAGATCAATGATTCGAGTATACGATGATAGAGGATTTGAATTTGAGATAACACCATCTAATCTACTATTCATATTAATGAATACTAACTGCAATAAGCGAGAGTTAGAAGGTGAATTTATCTATGCTTGGGATGGTAAGGAATTAGTATTACTACCAGCTAACTGTGAAGAATATAAAGCTGCCAATCAATTCACATCTCTTCAAGGTAAGAAAATAAGTGTGCGGGATTTAGTACCTGGATGTATCTATCAAACTAAAAAGCAAGTTAACTTAACTTATCTTGGTAAGTATGATTGGTATGATTACAACTGGTGTGATTCTAGTTATGACTTAGTTAAGAGATATGTGTTTATTGATGATAATAATAAGTTAGTTCCTCTAACTGGATTAACTAGTTTATCAGTTAGGTTAAGTGAGTTACCTGTAGATAACTATGTTGACTTACTAGAGATAATGAACTGTAGTAAAAACATATCTCTTATAAGTCATGTATCTCTAACTCAATTAACTCCTACTAATGATAAACGTTATGTATATAAAGAGATTAATGGTCATATCTATGGTTATTATCTACAGGGTTATCTTCCATTAATTTCAGATTACGTTGTGTTAAGTTACTGTAAGTTAATTACAGTTAGTAACAATGCAGTTAACACAACTGAAGTTAGTTGTCATGATAAATACATAACAGTAACTAAAGATGATTTATTAATGAACTATTCTGATTTAGTAGTTCATTTAGTTAACGGTAAACAATACATTCAAGGATAGTGAAACATATGTCTGATATTAAAGTTCAAGAATTACTCGATATCGTAAATAAGAAGAAAGCTGAAATCGCGGCACTTGAAGTTAAACCTAATTGGGTTACTAATTGTGCATTTAAATGGTTTGTTGATGCTAATGCTATTGTTAATATTCAAACTGCAAATGAACAACAAATACTAGACATACTTGTTTTCTTACTTAATAAAGAAGTTATGCACACTAGAGCAACTGAAATATTAGGTTTAGATAATAAGTTTACTTATCTAGGTTACACATTAAATGAATGGACAATTGATCTTAAAACTAGATTAAGTAGATTAAGTATCAGTACGAAGAAGAGTGAGTTGGCTACATTAGAGAAACGTCTAAATAACTTAATGAGTGCGGATCTTAAAACTCAATTAGAGTTAGATGAGATAACTAAGTTACTTAATAATTAAACACTTTAACTAGGGGTTAATTAACCCCTGTACTATTATGGATTCACTTGGAGATAGAATTAAAGGTTATTACGAGAGTAGATGTACTCACTATTTAACTAGACGTACACCTGTTATCATACGTCTCGATGGTAAAGCGTTTCATACATACACTAAACCATTGAAGAATAAGTTTGATGCTAACTTAATTAATGTTATGAATTTAACAGCTATTAAGTTATGTGAGGAAATTCAAGATGTACAAGTTGCTTATATTCAATCAGATGAAATAAGTTTACTATTACATGACTATAAAGAGATAACTAGTGAAGTACAAGAGTTATGTTTTCAACAAGGCTATAACTGGAATGATTTATCTACTTCAAATAAACGTGGTAGATGTGTAGTTAAAAGTTATTATAATGTCGGTGATACAACTAGAAGTAGTTGGATTATTGATAATAAAATACCTGAGTTTACTAAAGATAGAAATTACATTGAGAAGTATTATGCAATTAACACCTGAATTAGAAGAACATTTAGATAAGTTAGTTAAGTTAATTAAAGATGAGACGTATGACTTATTTCAATTAAGTTCATCATATAATAACTACATTATAGATATGGTACTTGAAGGAGATGAAGTTCTAGTAACTCTAATTGATTATAAAGGTGATATAGAACATAGATTAACAATACATGGAGTAGTTCATCATGCACATAAGTAAAGATCAATTAGAAGCGTTATTGTTAATTGGTTTAGAGTTTGCAGAATGTTCATTTGACGATAATGAGAAACTAGATGATTTAAAAACT